GCGGCAGGTAAACAGTTTGTAGCCCAACCAAAACGTATTGCTAAGAAAACATCGGGGTTTAGATAATGGCTGTTTCTGGAACTACCGCGTTTAACCTAGACTTCGCTGAGTTAGCAGAAGAAGCCTTCGAAAGAGCTGGGCGAGAACTGCGTACAGGCTATGACTTACGCACCGCCGCACGTTCCATGAACCTAATGACCATTGAGTTCCAAAACCGTGGCATTAACATGTGGACGATTGACGAAGGAACAATTAACCTTATTCAAGGTCAAGCAGAATACGACTTGCCCGCAGACACAATTGATCTACTAGATCATGTTATCCGCACAGGCGCAGGCAATGCCTCCACTCAATCCGATCTGACCATCTCCCGCATTAGCGTATCAACATACGCCACAATCCCTAACAAGTTAGCTCAAGGCCGCCCCATTCAAGTATGGGTTCGTAGACTTAGGGATAACCCTAAGATTGTTGTATGGCCTGTTCCCGATCAAGGTACATCGCCCGCGCCCTATTACATCTTTAAATACTACCGTATGCGTCGTATTGATGATGCGGGTACGGGCGCTAATACTCAAGACGCAAACTTTAGATTCTTGCCAGCAATTTCGGCAGGACTTGCATACTACATTGCCATGAAGATACCTGACCTAGCACCGCGTATGCCGATGCTAAAACAAGAGTACGAGTTTCAGTTTGAATTAGCTGCGGGTGAGGATCGTGAGAAGGCGTCTGTGCGGTTTGTACCCCGCATCGTGGGTATCCGGAGTTAACTGTGGGTAATAAGTTTGCGTCTGATAGTAAGGCAATTGCAGAGTGTGATATCTGCGGCTTTCGGTATAAACTACGCACATTACGTTATCTTATTGTTAAGACTAAAACGACCAATATAAAGGCTTGTAATGAATGCTGGAATCCCGATCAACCGCAGCTTCAACTCGGTATGTATCCGGTCGATGACCCACAAGCAATCCGCAATCCTAGACCAGACTTTACAGGATATCCACAGAGTCGGTCACAAGTAATGCAGGTAGTTGGTATGACAACTACTTCTTTTGTTGGGCAAGTTACAATTTCTTAGGAGCCTATCATGGCATATAAACGTGGCGCAGATGGCGTAGTAAAAAAAGGTAAAACCGACGTTAAGAACCTTGGTTCTGATGGTTCGAGTCTTGCGGGAATGAAAGGCGGCAAGAAATCTGCTGGCGTCACCACTGAGGCAATGAAAAAACTGGGTCGTGGTTTGGCTCGCGTTGCTAATCAGGGGTAATCATGGGCAAATATAGCCAAAAATTAATGGGTAAAGAGGTGGGTCCCGCCTCTGTCTACGCGGAGCCGCATACCATGACAGGTAAGAAAATTGACTCGAAAGCCGCACAATCTGCGGTATCAGGCGCGGTTGATCCTAACACGTTATCGGCAAGAGATATGAGATGTGGCACTCCTGCCCCTCGCGTAAGCACGGGCGACCCCGGACGCAATGACGTAAAGACTAGCGGCATCCAAGTGCGTGGCGGTAAGGCGCAGACGAAAGGTAAGATGGCACGAGGTCCGATGGCATGAACTACGCTGAACTAACAGCCAATATTCAAGATATTTGCGAGAACTCATTTACCGCAGATGAATTGGCTATGTTCACTAAGCAAGCTGAGCAGAAAATCTACAACACTGTTCAGATTGCTTACTTGCGTAGGAACGTGACTGGCACACTTACTATTAACAACAAGTATTTGTCCGCTCCAAATGACTTTTTATCGGTGTACTCGCTTGCTGTAATTAAAGCTGACGGGTCGTATGAGTACTTACTTAACAAAGATGTTAACTTTATTCGTCAAGCTTACCCAACACCAACAAGTACCGGACTGCCGAAGTACTACGCTATTTTTGGTCCTACTACTACAGCTGGTAACCCTCCAGTAGATACCAACGAGCTTAGTATCATACTTGGCCCGACCCCTAACTCTTCATATGACGTAGAGCTGCATTATTTCTTCTATCCAGAATCAATTGTTACTGCTGGTACTTCATGGCTAGGTGATAACTTTGATTCCGCATTGCTTAACGGCGCGTTAATTGAAGCAATCCGGTTTATCAAGGGCGAAGCAGATGTCATTACCAACTACGATAAGCTCTACTTGCAATCTATTATGTTGCTCAAGCAATTGGGTGATGGTAAACAACGTCAAGACTCATACCGATCAGGTCAGTTCCGTCAGGATGTGACATGATTACACAAACCATTGTCAATTCTTATAAACGCGGTTTGCTAGAGGGCGCATTTAACTTTAGCAATACGACTACGCAAGTATTTAAGGTTGCGCTCTATACGTCTTCTGCAACACTTAATGCAAATACTACGGTGTATTCAGCGACGAATGAAACAACTGGCACAGGATATACGGCAGGTGGTCAGGTGCTTACCATATCCACATATCCAACTCTTTCGCAGAGTGTAGCGTTTATTAGTTTCTCTACAATTACATGGTCAGTTACGTCAATTACGGCTCGTGGCGCATTGATTTATAAGTTTGACGGTGTAACAAATCCAGCTATTGCCGTGTTGGATTTTGGTGAAGATAAAACTACATCTGGCGGCAATTTTGTTATTAATTTCCCATTAGCCGATGCACAAAATGCAATCGTGCGATCAGCATAAAGGATTACTAAAATGATGAAAGATAGCGCAACCACTGGCGAAATAATTGGCGCTTCCATAATTGTTAACAACAGTGTATCTGCCAGCATGATGGCTGGTGGCGTATACCACGTCCAATGTTTTGACAAAGACGGCAACCTTAAGTGGGAAGCCCAATCTAAGAACCTTGTGGTTAACGTCGGCCTTAAGGACATGAACGATAAGTACTTTACAGGTTCAGCATACACAGCCACTTGGTATGTCGGAGTTTATGGCGCTGCAGCATCTAACACCCCAGCAGCCGGTGACACAATGGCATCGCATGCCGGATGGACGGAAGTTACTGACTATTCACAAGCCACACGTCCGCAGGCTGTATTTGCAGCCGCCTCTACCGCTGATCCTTCTGTCATTACTACATCTGCTTCACCAGCCGTGTTTACGATTAATGCTACCACTACGATTGGCGGTGCATTTTTGACTAGTAACAACACCAAGGGTGGAACAACAGGCACTTTATTCTCTGCATCTGATTTTGCAGCCCCCGGTGACCGAAACGTTGTATCTAACGATACGCTAAACGTTACCTATACCTTTTCCCTTGATGCAGCGTAAGGAGTAAAAAATGGCAACAAAATTTACAAAAGATCAGGTTGTAAAGCTCAAAGCTGTTGTGCCACAAGGCCCTGTATCCAAGCTTCGCATGGATGAAGACGGTAATTTTTTCTATCTGATTGAATGGACAGACGCAAACGGTGCCGCACAAGAACGTTGGTTTTCTGAAGACGAACTTACTGAGGCTTAATGTTTGCAGGCAATGGCTTCTCCGAAGTTACATATGCTTCTGCTCCGGGTTTTATTTATTCGGCGGCAGTAACTGAAGTCGTCTCTTCTTTAGATGTAACTATAGCCGTTGCTACATTTGTAGCGTCAATCCAAGAAACAGCCGTTGCAACTGACACCACATCCAGTACTGTTATAACTACCGCACTTATTGCGGAATCTTGTGTGTCTTCTGACGCCACGGCTAGTTCTGTTGTATTTGGTAGTGTTGTTAACGAGGCTAGTGCGGCAACAGATTTGATTAGCTCGTTGGTAACATTTAATGCCCAAGTGTCTGAGTCTGCCGTTGCTAGTGACACAATAAGCGCAGAGGGCTTGTTTATAAGCTCAGTCAGTGAAACTTCCACTGCTCAAGATACAATTTTATCGTCTGTTAGTTTTGCTGGATTGGTTTCAGAAACCGCAAATGGTTCAGATCAAATTACCGTATCAGGTATAACTTCTGTAGTAATAAATGAAAGTGCGGTTGCAAGCGAAGCATTTAATGCCTTAGTATTGTTTAATGGCGCTGTAAATGAAACCGCGACAGCTACAGATAGCAATCAAACTATTGCGCAACTTAATGCTAACCTGTCTGAGTCTGCTCAAGCGCAAGACAGTATTTTAACAACCGCCCAATTTTTAGCGTCAATACAAGAAAATGTTAGCGCTGTAGACGGGTGTGTTGCGCGGTTTTTGTGGGAACTTATCAATGACAGCCAGACCGTTGCGTGGCAAAATATAGGTAGTAGCAGTACAACCGTTTGGCAGACGATTAATGGTAGCCAGACCGTTGCGTGGCAAAATATAAGTAGTAGCAGCACAACCGTTTGGCAGACAATTAATGACTTTGAAAGCTCAGACTGGGCATTGGTTGATACGATTAACTAAGGAAATAGCATGGCGTTAGTTGTTAAAGATCGGGTTCGGGAAACTACCACTACCACTGGCACTGGCACAGTGACGCTTCTTGGCGCGGCCTCTGGGTTCCAGTCTTTTTCTGTTATTGGCAATGCTAATACTACGTACTACACAATAGTAGATGCAGATACTGGCGCATGGGAAGTTGGTATTGGTACGTACACGGCTTCTGGTACAACTCTTTCTAGGGATACAATTTTAGAATCCAGTACCGGTGGCACGGCAGTTAACTTCTCAGCGGGTACAAAGGATGTGTTCTGCACATACCCCGCAGAGCGTTCGATGTATGTTGATGGCACGACAATTACCCCCGCTACTGCGGCTACGCTTCCTGTAGTGTCAGGCGGTACAGGGCTTTCTTCAGTCACAACTAATCAAATACCTTACGGCAACGGCACAAGCGCGTTACAGACCTCTGCAAATTTAACTTTTGATGGCACAGCACTGTCAACGACGACAGTAGACATTACAGCCCAAGGTGATCTGCGTCTGCAAGATACTACAGGCGGTGAGTATGTAGCCATTCAAGCGCCTGCGACTTTAGCATCTAGCTACACCCTTACCTTACCCGTAGATGACGGTACAAGCGGTCAGGCGTTGATTACAGATGGCTCAGGTGGATTATCTTGGTCAAGTGCTGCATCGGGCGATGTATATGGTCCAGCCTCGGCTACGGATAACGCTGTAGCTCGCTACGATGGCACG